CATCGACGAAAACCACGCGACAGACGTGGCAATGGCGGTGGGCGGCGCGGCACCGGCGCGCGGCTGGATCACCGAGATGGAAGCCCGCGCAGACGGGCTCTGGGGCAAGGTCAGCTGGACCAGGGCGGGCAAGGAGCTGATGTCCGACCGCGCCTATCGTGGGATTTCGCCGGTGTTCAACCACACGGGCGACAACGTCATCACGCGGGTGCTGCGCGCCTCGCTGACCAACAAGCCCAATCTGATGGGCCTCACTTCCCTCAACACGGAGACCTCCGACATGAACCTGGCAGCCATTGCCAAGGCCCTCGGCCTTGGCGACGACGCAACCGAGGAGGCGATCCTCGCCGCCATCGGCAAGCTGAAGCCCTCGGGCGATATCCCGGCCCTGCAAACTGCCATGACCGAGATCGGTGTGGCGCTCGGCGTCCAGGGCGGCGATGCAGCCGCGATCCTGACGGCAGCGCGGGCTGCAAAAACCACCGACGGCAGCATCACCGCGCTGCAGTCCGAGTTGACCAAGGTCACCGGCCAGTTGACCGCGCTGCAGACTGAAGGTGCCACTACCAGGGCCGCCACCTTCGTGGATGGCGAGATTGCGAAGGGTCGCGTCGGCGTGAAGCCTTTGCGCGATCATTATATCGCGATGCACGCCCAGGACGCAGCACGCGTCGAGAAAGAAATCGGCGCTTTGCCAATCCTCGGGCAGACGGGCCAGCTTTCTCAGGTCGCGCCCGGCTCCACCGCCGAAATCACCGCGTTGAATGCCGAGCAGCTGCAAGTCGCCGACCAGCTGGGCATTCCGCATGACAAGTTCCTCGCCTCGCTGCAGGCCGATGCCAAGAAGGGTGCAAACTGATGGTTGCCTTGACCGAAAACCGTTCCACCAAGCAGCTTGCCGCTGGCGACCGCTCCGGCCTTCTGGGCGCGAACCAGACCATCTTCGCCGGGGCGATCTTGATGCGCAACGCGTCGGGCCACCTGATCAAAGGGGCCACGGCCACCGGCTCGTTTGGTGCGGGCCGCGCCGAAGCGCCCGGTGTCAGCACCACCGCTGGCGTTACGCCGCAGACCTTCCGCGAGGGGGCATTCCAATACGCCAACTCCGCCGCAGGTGATCTGATCGCCACCGCCGACATCGGCACCATCTGCTACATCGTCGATGACCAGACGGTCGCCAAAACCAGCGGCACCAACACCCGTTCGCCCGCAGGCACCGTCGTTGACGTGGACGCCATGGGCGTCTGGGTACGCTTCGACGAAGCCCTCACCCGCGCCCAGCTCTCGTAAGGATCACATCCATGCAAATCACCTCTGCTGCCCTTCAGGCCCTGCGCGTCGGTTTCAACACCGAATACCAGAACGCCTTCGACGCTGTGCCCAAGCTGAAAGACCGGGTCGCCAAGACCGTGCGGTCGACCACGGCGATGAACACCTATGGCTGGCTGAAAAGCCTGACTGGCATGCGCGAATGGCTGGGCTCGCGCACGATCGACAACCTGTCCGAGGCATCCTACACGATCCTCAACAAGTCGTTTGAAAAGACCATCGGCGTCAACCGCGACAACATCGAAGACGACAATCTGGGCATGTACTCTGACGGCTTCACGATGATGGGCGATGGCGCGGGCCGCTTGCCGGAAGAACTGGTCTGGGGTCTGCTGAAGGCCGGTTTCTCCACCAACTGCTGGGATGGCCAGTTCTTCTTCGATACTGACCACCCGGTCCTGCTGGCCGATGGCTCCATGGGCACCTATGCCAACACCGATGGTGGCGCGGGCCAGCCGTGGTTCCTGATGTGCACCAAGCGCCCGATCAAGCCGATCATCTACCAGGAGCGCAAAGCGCCGAACTTTGTCGCCAAGGACAAAGAGACCGACGACAACGTCTTTGACCGCAAAGAGTATCTCTATGGTGTCGATATGCGGTGCAACGTCGGCTACGGGCTGCCACAGTTGGCTTGGGGGTCGAAACAGACCTTGAACGCCGCCAACTACGAGATCGCCCGCGCGGCCATCATCAACATGAAAGCCGATGGCGGCGGGCCGCTGGGTCTGATCCCTGATCTGCTGGTGGTCGGGGCGACCAATGAAGGTGCCGCGAGGGGCATCGTGCAGTCGCAGCTGGTGAACGGCGGCGAGTCCAACAAATGGGCGGGCACCGCCGAAGTGCTGCTCTGCCCGTGGATCTGACCTGACCAAGGTTCGCTCGGTTTCATCAGAGGGGGCGGCGCGGCAGTTGCCGCCCCCTTCATCAAACCGAAGGAGACTTCCATGACGTCCAAGTCCAAAGCCACCTCGACTGATACCAAGACCGGGGCCGCTGATGCGGCACAACCCGGCGAGATGTTGCCCGCGATGGGGGCCGCTGGCGCGACGGCTGACGCGGCGGGGGCCGACACCCCCGCCGCCGATGCTGGCAATGCCTGGCCGACACCCACCCCGCCGACCGTGATCGTCAAAGGCCCGGCGAAAGGCCGCTGGCGCATTGGTCGCCAGTTCGGGACGGAGCCGGTCTCGATCCCGGCCACCGAACTGACCAATGAACAATACGACGCGCTGGTCGCCGATCCCGAGCTGTTGGTGACCATCGCCGACGCGCCCTACTGAAATTCCGAGCGAAAGGATCAATCGCGATCCTGACGGGTAAACGGGGCCGCACCAGAAACCCCGCCGCAGGCGATCCGAGTAGGCCTCTGCCGGGCGAGCGGCAGTGCAACGGGGCATCGTGACCGTGACATGCCGGAGAGACGGCAACCAAATTCAGGAGTAACCGCGTGACCTATGCCAGCCAAGCCAATCTGACAGACCGGTTCGGCGAAGCGATGCTGGTTGCATTGACTGATCGCGGTGCCGTGGCATCTGGTCTGGTCGATGCCGCCGTGATCGGGCGGGCGCTGACCGATACCGATGCCATGATCGACGGCTATCTGGCTACCCGCTACGTCCTGCCGCTGTCCGAAGTGCCACCCTTGCTGGTGGATCTGGCGCTGCAGATTTCGATCTACAAGCTGCACATCAACGAGCCCGACGCGAAAATCAGCAAAGACTATGACAATGCGCTGAAGATGCTGCGCGATATCGGCACGGGTGCCGTGCGCATTCAAGCCGCAGGCATCGAGCCCGCCTCTTCCAACGCCCAGGGCGTGCAGATCGTCGATCGTGAACGCCCCTTCACCGCCGTCAACATGAAGGGTTTCATCTGATGGATGTTGACCTGATCATTGAACGGCTGAAGACGCGGGTGCCGGGTCTGGGTCAGCGGGTGGCCGGCGCTGCGGAATTTGCTGCGCTGACTGCCACCGGTGCTTTGCCGCAAATCACGCCAGCGGCGCATGTGATTCCGACCGGGATTGCCGGTGCAAAGCAGGCTCCGCAGATGGGTCTCTACATTCAGGGTATCGATCGGCTGTTTTCGGTCATCCTGACCATGCGGGCGGGGGATGCGTCAGCATCCCGCAGCCTTGGTGCCGCCTCCGATCTTGTCGAGGACATCATCACGGCGCTGGCCGGGTGGGAACTTGGCAACCGCATCGGAGTGATGACGTTCCGCCGCTCGGCTTTGGTCAGCGCGTCCAAGGGGGCGTTGTCATACGAGCTTTCGTTTTCGCTGTCGGATCAACTCAGGATCAATCCCGCATGAAAAAGCCCATCACCGCCCCGGCCGCCACCGATCTGGAAGCCCCACCGATGCCGGTCCCGCCGCATGGTGGCAGCTTCGTGCTGGATGAACTGGCCAACACCCTGACACATGTGCTTCTGCCCGTTGAAGGGGCCGTTGAACACCCCGTTAAACCCGATGCTGAGGAGGCCCTCTGATGGCTGAACGTTACACCCGCCGCTCTGCGGTGCTGACCAAGGTGGAAGCCGTATATGGCACCGCCGAGACCATCTTTGCCGCTACCGATGCCATCCTGCTTGCCGCACCGCCGAGCTTCGTCATTGAGCCTGACAATGTGCCGCGCAATCTCGTGACGCCCTGGATGGGCAACTTGGAAGAGCTGCCCGCGACGCGGCGCGCCAAACTGAACTTCAAGGTTGAACTGGTCGGCTCGGGTGTGGCGGGCACACCACCCGCTTGGGGCAAGCTCATGCGCGGCTGTGGCTTTGCCGAGACGATCGTGGCGGGCAACCGCGTGGAGTATGCCCTCGTGAACTCTGGCTTTGAGGGGCTGACGTTCCGGTTCTTCCGTGATGGGGTGCGCTATCTGACCCGTGGTGCGCGGGGCACGGTGAAGCTTGATCTGTCGGCCTATGCCATTCCAACAGCGGATTTCGAGTTCTGGGGCTTTGATGCGCAGGCGCTCAGTGCGGCTTTGCCCGCCATTGATCTGTCTGCATTCCAGACACCGCAGGTCGTCACTACCGAATATTCCGGCGACATCCTGATGGGCGCGACCCTGACGGCCGGTGCCATCGCAGGCGGCACCTCGCTGGCCTCGAAAGGCATCAGTTGGGATATGGGCGGCAAATTGGCCCACCGCAAACTTCTGGGTGGCGAGAAGATCGCCATCACGGATCGCGCGGTCAGTGGCCAGATGACAGTTGATCTTTCGGATGCAGATGAGGTCACCTGGCGCGGAGATATCAACGCGGTGTCGCTGACCACGCTGGGCTTCAATCACGGCAATGCGGCCGGCAAGCGGATTGGTGTTTTTGCGCCGCGCGTCCAGCGCACCAACCCGCAGGCAGTCGATGATGATGGCAGCATCATGATCAGCACCGATCTGCGCGCCTTGCCGGGGGTTACCGGCGCGCCAGAACTGACCATCATCGCACGGTGAGTGGCATGGAAAAGACTGACGATCTGGGCGCGTTCTTCCCTGAAATCCGCACCGAAACGATCAAAGGCAAAACCCTGGCGGTGCCGAACGTGAAGGTGCGCCAGTTGGTAGCCTTCGGCAAAGCCTCCGAGCCGTTCATGCCGCTGGTCGTCGCCGCAGATTACATGGCGGTGCTGACCCATCACACCGATGCCGCCTGTCGGGCGGTATCGATCATCACCGGCGCGGAAGTGGAATGGCTGGCTGATCTGGACCCCGACGACATGCTGCGGCTGATCTCGGCGGTTTATGAGGTGAACTTCGATTTTTTCGCGCGGCGCCTGTTGCCGGAACAGGCGGCAGCGGGCGCGCGGATGACAGAACTGATGATCCAATTGGTTGGGGAGAAGCCTTCGCCTGGCTTGTCCGACGCGGACACTGCCTTGCCGAGCTCGGAGAACTGACCATCGGCCAGCTCGCCGCGCTGTCGGCGGGTCATCTGGCACAAGATGCCAAGGAGGAGGCGCGCCATATCGCTGCCACCAACTTCGCGCTCACCCGCGACAGCCAGCAGATCGCCGACTGGCTGCGCAACACCGCCAAACCAAACGCCCCGGCGCAGGGTGATCATGATGGTGCTCTGCACTGCCTTTGAGCCTGAGGAGGGCCTTCCATGGATATGACAGCGGCAATGGAAGTCCGGGTCAAGAACGACCAGGCGAAGGCTGCACTGGCGGCGACCAAGGCTGATCTCAAGGGCGTGGGCGAGGCGGCGAAGGAAGCTTCGGTCGATGGCGCGAAACTGGGCCCGGCAATTGAGGTGGGGGCGCGTGATGCAGCACCGGAGGTGGCGGCGCTGAAGCGAGAACTTGTCGAAGTTCATTCAGGGTCGATCCTTGCCGGAAATGGCGCGCGACAGCTGGGCATGCAGCTGTCGCAGGTTGGCCAGCAAACCATGGCAACCGGCAACTTCGTCCAGGCGCTGGCGATCCAGCTGCCAGATATCGGTTTGGCTTTTGGCGCGGTCGGAACGGCGGCTGGCCTCTTGGCTGGGATTGCCTTGCCGATCGTGATGTCAGCCCTTGGCAGCCTCGGGGATAAGACACTGAGCGTTGGCGATGCCATCGACTTTGCGGCGGGAAAGATTGATGAATTTCGAACTTCTGTCGAAAATATCAATATCAGCACCGATGATCTCACGAAGAAGTTCGGGGAAGCATCTGGTGCTGTCCAACGTGCCTTTGATCTTATTGCAAACCTGAAGGCAGACGAAGCGCAGCGCAGCATTGATGGTCTGGCCGCGTCGCTTGCGGGTCTGTTCGGCTCGGGGGGAGGTGGTGAGGCGAGGTCAGGCGTCGCAGCATTCTTTGACGCGAATATCTTCATGGCCTTCACTGACGCCGGACGGGAGGCGATGGCCAGTGCGCGCGAACTGACAGCCGCTTTTGTTGATCAGCAGACCGCTCTGGCAAACTCAAAAGGCGATCTGGATGTGCAGCTATCCACGCTGACCCAAATGCTGGAAACCGTCAACGCGTTGGCGATGGCTGATGGCAGTGTCAATGAAGCTGAGCAGGAACTGATCACACAAATTTCGACCGCGTTAGGACTGGTGGCTGATCAGGTTGCCTTAACGCGCGAATTGGAAGCAGGCACCTTTTCGATCGTTGATGTTGCAACCCAAGTCAGCAGTGCGATTGAGGATGCATATTTGGCAATGATGGCGCTTGCTTCATCCGCCCCCGGCGAGGGGTGGCTCAGTGGGGCCATCTCGGATGCTGCGCGGCTCGCGGGGAAGCTATGGGATGCCGTTGATGCAGCAGCTGCTGCAAGGGCCGAAAAAGCCAACGCCTGGCTGGAAAGCAATCAAAGCGGTGGTTCGTCATATCTTGCCTCGCAATATAGCCAATATGGCGCAGGGCATCGCGCGATGGACGCGGCTGTTGCAGCCTCGTCTGATCTGTACTGGCAGCCTTCCCTTCGATCATCATCAGGTCGCGCTGGCAAAGGCGGCGGTGGGGGCGGTGGTGGTGGGGGCGGTTCCGCCAGGATCGACCCCGACAGCTTCAACGCTTTGGTCGCCTCTGCCGAAAAGGCGCTGTCGACGCTGGAGGACAAGGTGGCGGCAATTCACGAGAAGGTCCGCCTTGGCCTGATGAGCACAGCCGAGGGCACCAAGGCGATTGCATCGGCCAAGGATCAGGCCGCCAACAGCATCGCGGACCTGATCCCGAAGCTGGAAAAAGCAGCCGATGCGGCTGGACCAAAGGCCGCGGCTGCCGTTGGCAAGTGGCGCGCAGAGGTCAAGGGACTGATCGGTGATCTGAACGAGGCGAGCGCCGGCCTCGCAGAAAGGCTGTCGTCGAACTTCGAGAAGGGGTTTGCGGATTTTCAGTCGGGGGCCAAGCGCGGCAAGGCGGCGATGGCCGACTTCAAGAACTTCGTGATCCAGCAACTTGCGGCGATTGCCGCACAGAAGTTCACGGCCTCGATCATCACCCCGTTCATCGACAGTCTGGTCGGCGGCATCACCGGTGGTCTATCGGGCGGGGGTGGCGGCACTGGCAGTTTCGGTCTGCCGAAGCCATTTGCTGCTGGAGGTGTTCCGGGCGGCGCAGGCATCGCGGCTTACAGTGGCAGCATCGTCGACCGCCCGACATTTTTTCCGATGGCGAAGGGAGCGTTTGGCTTGATGGGCGAGGCTGGGCTGGAGGCCGTGATGCCGCTTGCGCGCGATGGCAGCGGCAGGCTTGGGGTGCGG